AACAGGAAAACAACCGCGCTGCACTTGCCAAATTTGAGCAAGTATTAGACGATACAGGCGCAGAGACAGGCGACCTGTCAAACACGGGAATCAAGGCAGTAGATACTCTAATGAGTGGCTACAAAGCAGAAAAAGCAAAAACCCGTAGTATGTATGACGCTTTCAGGGCATCCCCCGAGGCTGCAATGGAGGTTGACGTTTCACCTGTTATTGGGTTTATCAATGAACAACCCGTAGGTGTATCTGGTATCACTGGAATCACTGACACAGCACGTCAAAACGCCGTAAGACTTGGCATTGCATCATTAGACGAAAAAGGCGGATTAGTTCCACTTCCTACAACATTGGGCAAGTTAGAGGACTTTCGTCAGTCAGTATCAGCAATGGGCGCAGCGTCTCCCAATGACAAGCGCCTTGCATCCATGCTGAAAAGCTCGATAGATACCGCAGGCGACCCCGTAGGCGGGAACATTACAAGCGCCATGCGTGCGCAACGTACTAGACAAGCTCAAAAGTACGAAAACCGCGCTATTGTGGCTAATCTCTTGTTAGAAAAAAAGGGCATGTCTGACGCAAAAGTCCCGATTGAAGATGTATTTCAAAAGACCATTCTTAGCGCTAGACCATCTGAGATTCAGCATATAAAGCGGGTATTTAGCACTATCCCAGAAGGTCAACAGGCATGGAAAGAACTGCAAGGCGCTACCGTTCTGCACCTAGCTAAAGAGGCTGAAGCTGGCATGGGTGCGGATAACCTCCCAGTTATATCATCGGCAAAATTGAATAAAGCAATTGAAGCATTGGATCAAAATGGCAAACTTGATTTAGTGCTCGGTAAGAAATCAGCGGAAGAAGTGCGCAATTTGAACCAAGTTCTAAAATACATCCAAAGCACACCACCACTTACCTCGATCAATAACTCAGGCACAGCCAGAACTATGATGGCGCTAATGGCAGAGGGTGCCATAGCAGGTACGGTTACGGGCATACCGTTTCCAATAGTGCAGGGGGCTAAGTGGCTCCGTGATGAGATTACAGACCGCAAGATTAAAGAGCGCATTACCCGCGCATTGAATTACAAACCAGGAACCACTCCATGAGCGCCTTATCTATTCAAGTCCCATATCAAATATTCGCAGATTCTGATGGCACTCCATTGGAGAATGGTTATGTTTGGATTGGTACTCAGTATCTTGACCCACGTACCAACCCTGTAAACGTGTATTTTGATGCTGCTTTAACGCAAGTCGCACCCAATCCACTTCGGACGGTAAACGGCTATGTTTACAACGCAGGATCACCCGCGCAACTTTATATTGATGGCGTGAATTTTTCACTGCGAGTAGAGGATAAGAAAAGCGTTTTGGTTTACAGCTTTCCAGATGGATCTGGAATAAGCCCTAATGCTAGTGGCGTGGTTTACACCCCCGCTGGCACTGGTGCGGTGGCTACTACGGTGCAGAGTAAGCTAAGAGAGAGTGTTAGCGTTAAAGACTTTGGCGCTGTTGGTGATGGCGTTGCAGATGACACCGCAGCAACCCTTGCAGCGAACGTGGTAAACACTTCAACATCACTCACAGGAAATACATATCTTGTGGACCTCACGTCATACCGTGCGGGTGGAACACCAACGCACTCTACGGATAACGTCAAGATCAGCGATGGAAAGATCAAAGTAAAACCCGGCTCCTATGCTGTGAGTGCCCCCGGTGTTGTTGATTACTATGGAATGTGGGGCTTCACAGGGAATAATGGGCTTGCTTTTAATCTGGGCTTTGACGGTAATGGTCAAGCTACCTATCTCCCATATCAACCATCTGGCTCTAATGTATGGATGGTTCCGATTTATTTAGGCGGCAACAAAACTGGGCAGAAAGCTATAGGTAACACCATTGACAATGGTGGTGGTCATGCGATTGAAGGTTCAAACGGTAGCCGTATGACGATTGCATTGAATAGTGCAATCCAGCATAACGGAATAGGCACAACGTCTACAGATTCGTTTGTGCTTCTTGGCAATACCTCTATTGCACCGTCAGATAGCAGTTATTACATGAACACCGTTACGAACGGCGTAGCGGTGGGTAACACAGGTGTAAACAATACTAGCGGAGGTGGCCTTGATATTGCTGGCGGTGTCAATAATGTCGCATCGGGTAACGTTTTTACAGGCAGCAAGGCCAACGGGATTTGGCCCCTTAAAAGTCCAAATACTGGCGTTCTATATAACAGGGTCTTAATTTCCGGCAACCTGCTGTATAACAATTGCAACTACCCAAACAATGAACAAGGGGAAGTGCAAATTGGTGACTACAACAACTTAGCAGAAAACCAAGGTACAGACGTTGCCGTAATCGGGAATTACATTGCGCCACAAGATACCCCGGCGCTCGGGGGCTATAACCGTGCAGTCTGGTTACATGCTAAAACAACCAATACCGCAGTAGTTTCAAACGTACTTTCACCAGACCCCGTTCTAGCCGCATCACAGCCAATCATTCAGGACAAAGGAAGCACGTTCCCGATAATCGCTGGAAACGTCTGTTTCTCTGTAAATCCGGGAACTGTGTACTGGGACGAAGCACCAGTAGGTCAGGCTCACTACGCAAACAATGTAAATCTGAGAATACACCCATCATCCATTGGTATCCCAACGACGATGGAAAGTAGCGATGGGGTTTGGAATTACCACATTGTCAGAAATTTACCTCTGACAAACATAACACTATTGGATGTGACATGGGCGGGTGGTTTTAATTGTGATGTTATTGAAGTTGCGATTGCTAGTGCTGGCGACAACGGTGCTTGCGGTAATCGGGCGGTTGTACGTGGCGTAAATTCAAACAACCCTACTGTTTTAGTTGATACGCCACTTTACAGCGTAGGCACTTTCCCGCCTGTAATCACTTTAGATACTTCAGTAATTGGCAGGTTGCGAATCAAGGCGAGGGCAGGCGCAGGTGGGAGTGCTGGTCAGGCAGCGTTCAATATTAAATACATAAGTGCCTACGACTCACCCTCTAGGTTCACCCCAGTGTTTGCATAAATATAGATGAAAACCACCACATACACCCTATTAGCAGCATCGCTAATCATCTTCTGGTCAACCATTGGAATAATCGTATGCAAACACTAATCCAACTCCTTAAATCCCGCACCATCATCTTTGCAATCCTGCTGGCAATCCTGCCACTGTTTGCACAATACATCGGTGTGTTTAACTTAACACCTATTCAGCAAATGATTGCTCTGCAAGTGATTGCAGCTATCGTAGCCATCTTGCGTGTTATCACCACTCAACCTATCTCCGACAAATGACAGACGCTAAAAAACCATATTCTGGCGGCGAGAGACGCAGCGGCACACATGAGCATTTAGTAAACTCAATTATTGACGCTCTCAAGGTTCACTATCAACCCACCTGCTTAACAGAACAAGAACAACAATGGGTTAGGCTTGCCATTAAAGAGCAAACCGACCGCGCCTCTATCCGCAAAGCCATTATTGAAAAATCGCTGGCTGGTTTAGTGTGGTCCGGTCTAGTAGGATTGGGTATCTTGATACTTGATTACATGAAAGCGCATGGTTTCAAATGACCCAACTATCTCCCCACTTTACCGTAGAAGAATTCTCCCAGTCTCAAACAGCAGCTAGATTGGGAATCAACAACGATATTCCGCTAGAGCTATATGCACCCGCAAAAAGAACCGCCGAAGGGCTTGAGCAAGTTAGATCGCTGCTTCGCTCGCATCCAATTCATATTAGCAGCGGCTACCGTTGCCTTGCTCTTAATGCTGCACTAGGCTCAAAGAATACAAGCCAACACGTTAAAGCTGAGGCGGTTGATTTTACCTGCCCTACTTTTGGTAGTGTGGATCGTATTGTTAGAGCCATCGTCGGTAGCACAATCAAATATGACCAAGTAATCCGCGAGTTTGATAAGTACGGCGGTGGATGGGTACATATTTCATTTAGCGACAAACCCAAGCGGCAAGCGCTGATAATCGACCAGGATGGAACGAGGGCATACACATGAATGAATTACTGGCAAAACTTGCACCACTCCTAGGCGCGGCCATTGCAGGCCCATTCGGGGCCATTGCAGCGTCATTCATTGCCGATAAGCTAGGTGTGCCTGAAAAGACAGTTAAAGCTGTTAGCGATGCTCTCAGTGCAGATAAACTTACACCAGACCAAGTGGCGCAAGTGAAGCTGGCTGAGATTGAGTTCAAAAAGTGGATGACAGAGAATGACCTAAAAGCCGATCAACTCGCTGTGCAGAATACGCAAGGCGCTAGGGATATGCAAACAGCGGTGCGATCAAACATCCCTGGCACTCTTGCAATCGTGATAGTTTCCGGCTTCTTTGCAATCCTGATTTGCATGATGCTTGGACTATTGAAGGTAAGCGACCAGCAAAGCCTATTGATTCTTTTGGGTGCGTTATCGGCTGGTTTCGGTTCTGTGCTTAACTTCTACTTTGGAAGTTCTCACGGCTCACAAAACAAAGACGCGCTTTTGGCAAACAGCACACCATCAAAATAAAAAACCCCCAAGCAATTGCACCGAAGTGCTTTTGATGGGGGCCGTGTTGGTTTTATTCTATCAGACCTTAAGTGCCCGACGAACCGTCGATTTATGCACATTGAAGCTAGCGGCAATGGCCAGGATACTTTGGCCGCTTGCATAAGCCTCACGCATAGCCTTATCGCGTAGTTTCTTTTCTACCCCGATAGACCTCATACCCCGTAGCTTCTTTCTGAGCCACTTTGCACCGCCTACTTTCTGCCACTGTGCAGCGTCGGCAAGGTTTAGGCTGAATGTGACGGTAATGCGGTCTTTCATGCTCGCTCCTTATAAGTAGTAAACCGCTTTGCCGTGCCTTCAGTCGCGATGCGCTGCCACACCGCGTTTTTCTCGGCTTCGCTGAGAATAACCCAGTTGGCCACCTCCTGGATGGTGCGGCCACAGCCTGAGCAATGCGTTGGTTGGTAGAGCGTGTCGCAGATGGCTATACATGGAGAGTCTGGACGCGTCACTTCAACACCTGATCCGTCAGAACTTGGATGCTTTTGTCTAATCGCTCAAAAAGATAGTCTGGCAAATTGTGCTTTTCTGCAAAGCTCCATGCCTCTAATGCTGATAGCAGTTTCAGCACTTCGAGTATTTGTTCTTTTGTCACTTGTCACCTCCAATGCCGTTGGCCGCAATATGCTTGCCATCTTCCGCTGCAACAAAAGCAACCCAGCGGCCTTGCAATTCATGTTGCATATTGCTCAATGAGGTCATGTTTCCGGCTTTGTTAAAATTTAGCTTCACACGCGCACCATTGAGTAGATATTCGATTGGCTCCCGTACTGCCTGCGCTTCAGCTAGTTGCTGGCGCAGTTCGTGGTTCTCACTTCGCAGGGCGTCATTGCCGATGTGCTTGATGTGCTGGCGCAGTGCATCGCGCTCAACTTTGTGTTCCCACGCCATCTTGTCGGCGGCTTGTTGGTATTCGGTTGCGGTAGCTTGCAGCGCTTCGATAGCATCGGCAGCTTCACTTTCCAATTCTTGCCAGTGCTTCATTCCACCGCTACCTGCGCGTAGTCGCTCAATCAATTCTTTGTGCATGTTTGTATCCTCATTTGTTCCACTAACCGATTGCGCTCAATCATTGCATTGTGCATTTGCATTGGGCTGCTATTCGCTGCAACTTCCTCAAACAATTCGAGGCCGTCAGCTATCTCTGACAATGCAGGGCCGTCAAAGCCCCATACGCCCGTTTTATCCCAGCGTGTGCGTGTGCGTAGCAAGGCAGCGTCCGCAGTGTCGAGCACGTCAACCGCTGGGTTATCGTTGCCTGCTATTTGTGCAAAACGTATCTTCGCCTCACCCAATGCCACAATCAGCACATCGTAGTCATTGCAAGTGCCACTCCCGCTTTTGATTCGCTCAAACGCCATACGAGTGTCAACAATCAGCGCCCTGATAGCTTCAAAGCTGGGAACCTTGGCAATGGCACCTGGCAGCAATTCGTCAGAATAGGCCCGGCACTTGGTCAAGGTGTTCAACCAAGCCGCTGCGTTGTAGGTTTGGTCAGTACGCCGCAGCTTACGTGCGTATGCAGATAGCTTTCTCATTTGATAGCTAGCCTTACGCCTTGCACCAGTCTAGCCCCTGGAATCTCATGTCCAACCTTCATAGCGGTTGCCAATGCTTTTTTGTCCACACGTGCAGGCGGTGGCTCTGGTGTGATCATGTATTCGGCTGGAATGCTGCGCTCGTCATACACATCCACGCTAGCTGGGTTCTTTTGCATCTTCATTGTGAACAACGGGCATTCAATGCGCTCGATGTTCATTCGCTGCATGTTGCTTAGGATGTATTCCCGCAAACCCGCTGCAATCTTGGTTCGATGTGCTTTGAGAGCTTGTAAACGTGCAATCTCTGCATCAATCGCTGCATGGTTCGCCTCCGCACTACGGGCTACGTATTCGATGTTTGCAGCTTTGGTGGCTAGGTCATCAACAATACCGCTAGCTTCGATTGAATCGGCAATCGTTACCGCGTCTAAATCAAGCTCTGCGAGTGTGTGGGCCAGTTCTAGGTACTGATTGGAAAGTGAAAATAAAGAGTTCACGTTGTTTACTTTAGTTCGCGGATTGCTTCTTCTCTGAGTGAATCTGTGTAGCCGTCATAACTTTTTATCCATTGAGCAGCCTCTTCTAACCCATCGCGCCGGAATTGGAGCATCTGGGCTTCGGTGAACAATGGCAACGAGTCAGCTAAATGTGCTGCTGGTTCAGGTAGCTTGATCATTGATTTCCTTTGTTTGTGTATGTACAGTGTAATCGAATTTACTAGCGTTTTGTAAAATATTTAGAAATAAATTGACACTGGCAGTGCGCTCCCCCGAGAAACCCCAGAGGCTACCAGTGCCAAAAATCAGTCAAGCGTCAAAATGGCACTTCATCGTCACTGCCAAAAAACTGATCATCAGGCATAGGCGCATGCGTACGCTGTGCCATTGGTGCAGCCTTCAATGGGTTATGGCGCAAAGCCGCTACCATTTTTGGAAGAGCTTCCGGCACAGTCTTACGGTCGAGAATCTCGCTCGCTGTCAGCTCTGTGCTGGCTTGGAAAACTCCCCGCAACACCATGCGGCTGCTAACACCACCATCTTGCTTTTGATAGTCCTCAGTGCCCAACAATAGGCCAATGGGCTTGCATAGCTCTGGGAAAATGCTTGCTTGCTTGGTTACGTCTTTCTTTTGGTCGTAGTCGTACACTGTCACAGTGCCTTGTTTTGGTGACAAGCTGCGAAGCTGCAAGCACGTCATCAGAGCTTGGAGCAAATAGAAGCCGCTTAGTTTCGTACCGTCTGTCTTTTCAACATAGATAGAAACCTTGGTCTTTTGTCCTGCATCGCTTGTAAAGTGCAGGTTTAACCCTTTGGTCCCACTCTTTGCGGTGATGTCTTCCGCTTGGGTGATGGCGCCTAGGTACTTGCCCAGCTCTTTGATTTGATTGCCTTGCGTGTCAGCTTTTCGTGCTGCGTTAATGTCTAGTGAGTACATGGTTGCTTTTCCTTGTTAAGCAGTGGGTTGTGGAATGGAGTAAAAATCTTGAACGGCTTGATCAACTTGCGCTAAGTCGTTGTCAATGTGCAGGTCTTTGAATAGCGCAACTGGCGATTTACAACAATCTTGCCCATTGGTTTGAGTGACAAACTTGTAATTGTTGTTTACAACTTCAGTGCGCAAAACGATAGTAAAGTAACCTTCAGGCACTAGCGTTTGATCAACCATCTTGCCAACGGTTTTCATGCGCGTTTGTCCGAAGTCGTCGGTTTGCGTATGGGCCATTATGTACACCCGTCGATGGTCTGCAAGGTCTCCAGCAGCGTTAAAGATGTTCCATGCGCTTTTTGCAATGTCAGTGAACTTGTCGTAACCTTTTTCGCTGCTGCGGTTCATTAGGGAATTGACCATAACCGCCTGGTAATCATCAATCACAACAATGTCGTGCGGTGACTGGCGCATGATTTTCTCAATCAGTACCGGGTCGCTGGTTTGGATTACGTTGCCATCATCCTTCATGCTTACCCGCTTTTTCCATCCGGCTGATTTGAATGGCAGGGGCTTTTTGATGCACTGGATTAGAAGTGTTTTGGTTGGGTCTAGGTTTCTCAGGCTGGTAGATTTGCCACTTCCCGAAGAGCCTAGTATTAGTGCTGCAATGCTCATATCGTTTCCTTGTTTGTTGAGTCTTAATTGTAATCGCTTTTACTCTGCTTTTTTCAATTCTTTTACATTTATTTCCGTTCTATCGTTTGGGTCTGGCGGGTATGGCACATCTAGCAGCTTGCACAGCTCTTGCATTAGTCGATAGGCCGTGTCTGATTCCATCGCAATCGAAAATAGGTCGGATTGGTTCATGTCAATCCTTGCAGTAGATCACGTCATTTTCAGTTGGTACTTCTGGCCAATGGCGCATTACTCTTTCCATCTTCTGGGTGTGATTGTTAAACTTATATTTTGGTTTTAGGCGCAAATAGAACGTGCTTCCGTCTGGCTTTATACCTCCTAGGCCAATGCCTTTTGCAATGGATATTGGCATAATTTCGCCTCGGCAATTCGGCGCTCTATGCCCAATGTCTCCATTGTCTGCAAAATGACGTATTAGATCCAAATTGGCCAAGATGGCTTTGCATTGATCGCGGTTCACATCATCCTCCGCATTGTTTCCCATGCTCGCACAATGGAGCGGTAGGGTGTGTGGCCGAATTGGTGATACATCTTAAATAATCGAATGAATGTCATTTTTTATCCTTTGGTGATTGTTGTTAAGATTCCGTTATCGCTTTTCCGATAACGGTCTTCGCCATTCGTTCAACAATCTCTCGACCATTCTTTACTCCAGCAATCCACTCGCGGTTGTCAGCCTGATCCTTAGCCCACTTTTCACATTCGGTGCAGTTTGGTTTAGACACATCAAGCATTGTTTCAATGAAATGTTGTGCACGTTGCAGTAATTCCCCTGCATACTCGCAATCGCTGATGCCGCGACTAAGTGGCTCAGACATAAATTTGATTGACCACATGCGTAGTTCCTCGGTGAATGCTGTTTTCATTTGTTATACCTTGCGTTTGCAATGCGAACAGTTCGTTTAATTTGTTTTTCTATATCTTTGGAGTGCTTGTCAGCATGGTGAAGCAACTGCGATGCCATGTAAATAGCCTCGCTTGGATATAGTTCCAATTCAATACGACCAAAGTCCATTGATATATAGATTCCTGTATAGCTATGGCTGACGGATGCGTTCGTGTTCATCGGTCCGTCCTCTTTTTTAAGTTGCAGTCTCACGTTATTGCTCCGTCAATTTCATAGTAAGGTGTAATCAACACTCTTGTAACAGGAGGATGCTGTTGTTTTTCAGTCTCTGCAGCATCCATGCAAAACAGTTCGATGATTTCAAGCAGGTCGCAGTAGCTGTTTTGCCAATACACGGCTGATTTAAGCGCGCGGTCAGCAAATTCACGCTGGCATACGCGCCCACAGAATCCGCCACAAGATGAACACTGTTGCGTCACAATTCACCGCCGTTCTGCGCCCACAGCGCTGCTTTGCTGGCCAAGAAAAAAGCCTCTGCACAAGTTAGTCT